CTTACCACAACTTTTCTAGCTATCTTCTTAGCTTTAATAGTTGATCTAAGTGCCCCGGTTCTTACCGGAACTAAGGATCGCGCTGTGTTAGCTACAATCTCTCCTGCTTGCTGGGACGCCGCTCCGATTTCAGCGGAGGGAACCCCAATAGCGCGGAGTGCTCGTATGGCCTCGTTCAGACCAGCGACCTTAATTCCAGATTCAGCCATGGTTAAGCTGTGGTGTCTACTGTAACTCCGTAGTAGATGTCAGAAGCAGGAGTGTGAGGTGTGCTCTTGACGGTCAAGGTTACGCTAAACACGGATGTCTCGTTGCTAACCAAAGCTAGTGGAGGTAGCTGGTCGAATGTAACGACTCCGGTGTAGTGCGGTTCGCTTGAAGATGCTACTGCGTTGCCGTTAGGAGCGATGGTGAAGTTTGCGGTTGCACCAAAGTTATCCCATAGAACGCGGTAAAGGCTGGATGAATCTCCAGATGTAATTCCGTCAAGCTGTAGTGACCATTGACCGCCGACTCTTACCTCGCAGAATGTTTGAACGTCTCCAGGTGCGTCACCTAGAGTTAGTTCGACCATGTTAGCGTCGCAAGCGTATTCGGTAGCACCAAACTTGAATAGGATGTTTTGAGCTTTGATTCTTGTAGAAGCTGGCATTTAGCTGACTCCCTTTCTAAAGTGTTAAGTCTAGCTGGACGAATAAGTTCGTTGCTAGATACTCGGCGTTATTTGTTTGTAGATTGTAAGGCTGATTTACCGAAGTTATTCGAACGTATTTTAGAGGTTCGATTGCGTTCAGAACATCCTCTATGAGCTGGTCTAGATTCTCCGTTGCCAACTTGTTAGTCGCTGTAGAAGATACCAAAACTAATTCAAGTCCTAGACTCCATTCACCAAACTGTGCTGTCTGCAAGTAAGGCTGCGCGGAGTTCATGATGACAATTGGAGGGGTTATACGCTCCGGGATGTATTCCAGAACATTCAACCCTGCGTCCGCTAATTCAAGTTTAAACTCGACCTTAGTGGCGTTGATCTCGCTCATACTGCATAGCCTACGTATCTTTGAAGCAACGGGTAAACCGCGTTCATAGGATCCTTGGCTACTCGGATGGGAGCACCATCGAAGCTGGCAAATTGAGCAACACCGTTAGGTGCGCTGCGACGGTGGAAGAGTTCCGAGCTTGTTATTAGAATCGCCTGGTCTTCGAGTGAAACCGGAACGGTCTCAATCTCTCCAATGTAGGTCGAAACTAATGCGGAACCAGCGGTCAAACACTCCTGGGGGAATGTAGTCTCATCGGTTCCAACATAAGCCTGGAACTCTGCCAACGTCACGGACATTTATTTACCTATTACGCTACGGTCTGAAGTGAAACGATTGCACCCTGACGCTGTGCAGCAACGGCCATGTAGCCGTAAACCGATACATCGTCTGTAAGTGTGGTGATGTCGTTTGAGCTCAACCTTAGAGGAGATCCTGGTGACTCCCATGAAGTTAGACCTGCAGAGTTAGCTAGTAGACAGTCAGTAGCTCCAAGTTGTGGATCTACGATGATTGGAAGACCGAACAAAGAACCAGATAGACCTGGGATGTTTGAAGTTCCAATTGTGTTAGAGCCGTCTCCAGTAGAAGAGAAGCTCAATCTGCCGTCGGTTGCACCGATTGATACTAGGTTTACGTAAGCGTCTACACCGGACACGATGAACTCTGGACGAAGACCAGTTGCGTTGAAGATGTAAGCAGAACCTTCTGCGATACCCTTTGCGACTGTGCTTGCGTCTGTGTGAGTGTCGAATGTCTTGCCTACGTAGCTAAGGCTCTGTAGAAGAGTAATAACTGCTCCGTTAGTAGCGTTCGCGTAAGCGATTGTTAGACCCTGGAATACCTGGTCTAGAGTGTTGATGGTTGCGCGCTCCACATATTGTCTTGAGAAGCTAGTGTAGCCACCCCAAGTTTTTACGTCTGCAGACATAACTTCAAAGCTTAGGTTTCCAAAAGCTAGAGCGGTGTTGTCTGGGTTCTGCTGTGCTACGTCTAGAGTGTTTGTGTCAATCTGAATGTATTCAACTGCTAGTCCGCTTGCTGGAAGTGCTCCGCGGTTAAACGCGGACGAGGTTGGACGGTTGTTGGTGATCAGAGTGTCTAGGTATCCTACGAATGGAGGCAGGATAGCTGCGTCTGCAGAAGTTGAAGCTGCAAAGGCTCTTCTAAACGGAGACGAAGACGCTAAGGCTCTAGCCCGTGCAGCTTCAACTTCTGCAGACGCAGCTATCCTGCCTCCATTCGTAGGATACCTAGACACTCTGATCACCAACAACCGTCCAACCTTGTCCGCGTTTAACCGCGGAGCACTTCCAGCAAGCGGACTAGCAGTTGAATACATTCAGATTGACACAAACACTCTAGACGTAGCACAGCAGAACCCAGACAACACCGCTCTAGCTTTTGGAAACCTAAGCTTTGAAGTTATGTCTGCAGACGTAAAAACTTGGGGTGGCTACACTAGCTTCTCAAGACAATATGTGGAGCGCGCAACCATCAACACTCTAGACCAGGTATTCCAGGGTCTAACAATCGCTTACGCGAACGCTACTAACGGAGCAGTTATTACTCTTCTACAGAGCCTTAGCTACGTAGGCAAGACATTCGACACTCACACAGACGCAAGCACAGTCGCAAAGGGTATCGCAGAAGGTTCTGCTTACATCTTCAACGCAACTGGTCTTCGTCCAGAGTTCATCGTGTCCGGTGTAGACGCTTACGTAAACCTAGTATCAATCGGTGCAACCGACGGCAGATTGAGCTTCTCTTCTACTGGAGACGGCTCTAACACAATTGGAACTTCAAACATCCCAGGTCTATCTGGTTCTTTGTTCGGTCTTCCAATCATCGTAGATCCACAACTTGGAGCTACTGACTGTCTACTAGCTAACTCTGCAGGTCTAACTTCATGGGAGTCACCAGGATCTCCTCTAAGGTTGAGCTCAAACGACATCACCACACTTACAGACGATGTATCGGTTTACGGCTACATGGCCGTTGCTGCACAGCGTCAGGGTGCAATCGTTTCACTTCAGACCGTAGCGTAATAGGTAAATAAATGTCCGTGACGTTGGCAGAGTTCCAGGCTTATGTTGGAACCGATGAGACTACATTCCCCCAGGAGTGTTTGACCGCTGGTTCCGCATTAGTTTCGACCTACATTGGAGAGATTGAGACCGTTCCGGTTTCACTCGAAGACCAGGCGATTCTAATAACAAGCTCGGAACTCTTCCACCGTCGCAGCGCACCTAACGGTGTTGCTCAATTTGCCAGCTTCGATGGTGCTCCCATCCGAGTAGCCAAGGATCCTATGAACGCGGTTTACCCGTTGCTTCAAAGATACGTAGGCTATGCAGTATGAGCGAGATCAACGCCACTAAGGTCGAGTTTAAACTTGAATTAGCGGACGCAGGGTTGAATGTTCTGGAATACATCCCGGAGCGTATAACCCCTCCAATTGTCATCATGAACTCCGCGCAGCCTTACTTGCAGACAGCACAGTTTGGTGAATGGAGTCTAGGACTTGAATTAGTTTTGGTATCTTCTACAGCGACTAACAAGTTGGCAACGGAGAATCTAGACCAGCTCATAGAGGATGTTCTGAACGCAATCGAACCTCTAAAATACGTTCGAATAACTTCGGTAAATCAGCCTTACAATCTACAAACAAATAACGCCGAGTATCTAGCAACGAACTTATTCGTCCAGCTAGACTTAACACTTTAGAAAGGGAGTCAGCTAAATGCCAGCTTCTACAAGAATCAAAGCTCAAAACATCCTATTCAAGTTTGGTGCTACCGAATACGCTTGCGACGCTAACATGGTCGAACTAACTCTAGGTGACGCACCTGGAGACGTTCAAACATTCTGCGAGGTAAGAGTCGGCGGTCAATGGTCACTACAGCTTGACGGAATTACATCTGGAGATTCATCCAGCCTTTACCGCGTTCTATGGGATAACTTTGGTGCAACCGCAAACTTCACCATCGCTCCTAACGGCAACGCAGTAGCATCTTCAAGCGAACCGCACTACACCGGAGTCGTTACATTCGACCAGCTACCTCCACTAGCTTTGGTTAGCAACGAGACATCCGTGTTTAGCGTAACCTTGACCGTCAAGAGCACACCTCACACTCCTGCTTCTGACATCTACTACGGAGTTACAGTAGACACCACAGCTTAACCATGGCTGAATCTGGAATTAAGGTCGCTGGTCTGAACGAGGCCATACGAGCACTCCGCGCTATTGGGGTTCCCTCCGCTGAAATCGGAGCGGCGTCCCAGCAAGCAGGAGAGATTGTAGCTAACACAGCGCGATCCTTAGTTCCGGTAAGAACCGGGGCACTTAGATCAACTATTAAAGCTAAGAAGATAGCTAGAAAAGTTGTGGTAAG